ATTTTCTCTCTATCCGAAAACGGCTTAGATAAGGGCGATTCAGAAGTGCCTGGGCTGATCGAGGGCGATCTGGCCGAAGCCGGCGCCATAGAGCCTCGGCTACTCACGCCGATGTTGGGAGGACCAAGTTACGGCGCCCAGGTCGCAGACGTCGCACGCGAATTGCTCGGCGTGGAGCTAATGCCTTGGCAGCGGATTGCGCTTGACGGCCAGCTCGAGCACGATGACGAGGGAAACCTGATTCGCCGGCGGTCTTTGGTTTCGGTCGCACGCCAGAACGGCAAGACCATGGCATTGAAGGCGCTGATCCTGTGGGCGTTGACCAAGGAACCCGAGCGCCGGGGCGAGCCCATCATGGTCATCAACACCGCGCACCAGCTCGATCTCGCCGTGGAGATTTTCGAAGCTCTGGCGCCCATACTCGAAAAGAAGTTCGGGGCAAAGGTCAAGTGGAGCTACGGGCGGAATGAAGTCATCATGCCTGACCGGACCCGTTGGCTGGTGCAGGCCGCAACGCCGAAGGCTTTCCATGGCTTTAGCCCGACGTACATCATCGCCGACGAGGTCTGGAACATCAGCCGGGACGTCTTGCTCAATGGCGCCTTGCCATCCCAGCGCGTCATGAAGTCGCCACTGCTCAGTTGTTGGTCGACGGCCGGCACCGAAGATTCACAAGCGATGCTGCAGATGCGCGAGGAAGGGCTGCGCGCAATAGACCAGGGCAAGCAAACCAAGCTGTTCATGGCCGAATGGTCCGTGCCCCCGGGCATCGATCCGATGACCCGGCCCGAGTTGTGGAAAACGGCCAACCCTGCTTTGGGCTACACCCTCGAGCCCGACGTGCTGGCCGACGAGGCCGAGCAAGTCGACAAGGCCGCTTTCCTGCGGGCATCGCTCAACATCTGGATCAGCTCAGAGAGGTCATGGCTGCCGCCTGGGCTGTTCGATTCCCTGCGCGTCGATGACGTTCCCGGCGGCGGCGTGCTTGCCGTCGATAGCTCAATTGACGAATCGCTCTATTGCGGCGTAAGGGCGCAGCGCGTGGGCGATGACCTGATAGGTGTCACTGTGGCGTTCCTTGCCGACTCACTGGCGGGATGCTGGCGCGAGGTCACGGCGGCGGCCGACAGCTGCGAAAAGATCGCCCTGACCCCGAGCCTGTTTGAAATCGCGCCGCCGGCGCTTGATCGCAAGAAGGTCCAAGTCGGTTACGCCGAGCTTGCAACACACACAGGCACCGTCAAGCAGCTGATCAACGAGGGGCGAATCGTTCATACCGGCGAACAGATGCTTGCCGAGCACGTCGACCGCGCCGTTGGCGTCAAGACCCAGCGCGGGTACGCACTGTCGTCACAGAAGTCGTCGGGCCCGATCACCTTGGCGCGTTGCATGGTCTTTGCCGTGTCGCTCTTGGCGCGTCCGAGCTCGAGCGTGAAGCCTGCCATCGCGTTTGGTGGGTAACATCAACTTGCCTATGGGCCCCGGTCGGTTCCCCCGCCGGGGCTCATGGGTATCATTTCGTATCTTTAGTCAGTTGCCCTTGTAATTGACTTACAGGGCGCGGAAACTTACTTACATGCCCATCTTTCCTAAGACCAAGGCCGTCCCCGCGATGGCCTCGGCTCCCTTGGCGGCGGCGGCGGGGGCGCCCCAGGGGCAGGGCTTCCTCGGCTACAGCGTGGGGGCGTCCGAGGAAGCCGCTCTTTCTGTACCGACTGTGGCGCGGGCCGTGAGCCTGCTGTCGAACGTGGTCGGCACGCTTGATCTCAAGAGCTACACGCTGCAGTGGACCGGGCAGCAGTACGAAAAGCTCTACGTACAAGGCGAGAGCTGGATGACTCGCCCGGATCCAAAGCTCACGCGCAACTTCGTCATGGGCAAGACCGCCCGGGATCTCATTTTCTACGGCCGAGCGTTCTGGATGATCACCAGCCGCTACAGCACCGGCTACCCCGCCACCTTCCAGTGGCTGCCCGCCAACCTGTGCACGACCCCCGACAACGCGCCGCCAGAGTGGTTCGGGCCGGCCGAGCGCGTTGACTTCAATGGCGTCCCGCTGGATGTGTCGCAGCTGGTGCAGTTCCACACGGGCAACATCGGGATCATCTACCAGGGCGCAAGGGCGATTAAGATCGCCTTGCATCTGGACCAGTCGGCCGAGCGTTTTGCCACCAACGAGATCGCCGCCGGCTACCTGCAGCAGAAGGGCGGGGAGCCCATGAGCGGCGAGGAATTGGCCGAAATGGCCGCTGCCTGGGCTGCCAACCGGCGGACTAACGCAATCGGGGCGCTCAATGAGTTTGTCAACTTTGAGAGCTTTGACGTTGATCCCTCCAAGCTGCAGTTGGTCGAAGGCCGGGAGTACCAGACCAAGGAACTCTCTCGGCTCATGGACATTCCCGCGTACCTGCTGGCAATTGACCAGTCGGGCATGACCTACGCCAACGCGCAGCAGGCCCGTCAAGACCTGATTCTTTTTGGCGCCCGGCCCCTGCTTCACGCAATCGAGGAACGGCTGAGCATGGAGGACGTGCTGCCTCGAGGCCGCCACGTGCGCTTTGCCGTTGACGAATACCTTGCCGAGTTTACCCCGACCGAGCCTCAGCCGGCCGACGCCACGCCGGCCCAACCCGTAGGGAACGAGTAATGATCCGATTCAACGCCAACCCTGACCTTATCACGGCCGAAGCCGGCGAAAACGGGCCCGCACGCATTGCCGGAATCGCCGTTCCCTGGGATACCGTGGCCACCGTGAGCGACGGCCAGAAGGTGCGTTTCGCCCGGGGCGCGTTCGACGTCAACCAGAAGGCCGCCAAGCTGGTGGAGAATCACGACCTGACCCAGCTGCGCGGCGTGGTCGACACCTTGGCTGATGGCGACGACGGGCTCGAGTTCGAGGCAACGCTCGCCGACACGGCCGCCAGCCGGGACGCCGTGGCGCTACTCAAGGCCGGGGCGTACGACAGTGTGAGCGTGGGCGCCAACCCCATCAAGTTCACGACGGACCCCGAGGGCGTGATGACGGTCACCGAGGCGGCTCTGATCGAGCTCAGCCTGATCGCCGTGCCGGCATTTTCCGAGGCTGTCATCACCGAAATCGCCGCAGAAAGTCCCCCGGATGCAGAAGCGGGGGAGCAGGACCAGCAGGACACCGACAACACCGAGCAGGAGACTGAGGAAATGTCCGAGGCCAAGATCGAGGCCGAGCCCATCGAGGCCGAGGCCACCATTCCGACCAATCCGATCATCTACGCCGCGAAGCCCGAGCTTCCCAGCGCCGTGGAGTACATCAGCGCAATGATCAAGGGTGGCGCAGAGTTCGACCGCGTGAGGCAGGCCGTGAACGCGGCAGCTCCCGAGGTCGCTACTGCCGACACCCCCGGCATCTTGCCGACCCCGATCCTCGGGCCGGTCTACAACAACTACGTTGGGCGCCGGCCGGTCGTGGATGCCATTGGTGCCCGTGCCATGCCCGGCGGCGGCAAGGTGTTTATCCGCCCCGAGGTGACCACCCACACCAGCATGGCCGTCCAGACGGCAGAGTTCGACACTCTGCAGCAGGGAACCTTTGTGGTGACTGACAATCAGGTCACCAAGGGATCCTACGGGGGGTACGTCAAGATCAGCGAGCAGGACCTCGACTGGACCGATCCCGCCGTGCTCGGGCTGATTCTGGATGACATGGGGCGCATCTACGCAAACACGACCGACAACGTCGCAGCCGATGCGCTTGCCGCCGGAATCACGACTACCAGGAACTTCGCAGCCGCCAGCGTGCTCGATCCGGCGTACTGGTCGTCGTGGATCTCGGGCGCTGCTCAGACGATCCTTAGCGCGTCGAATGGGAACCTTCCGACCCACATCTTCGTGAACCCGGAGAGTTGGGGCTGGCTGGCCGGCCTGTCTGACACGGCAGACCGTCCGCTGTTCCCGCAGCTCGGCCCGATGAACGCCTTCGGTTCGCTCGGCCCAGGGCAGGAGGGCGGCACCGCGTTCGGTCTGTCCGTCGTGGTCGACCGAAACTTCCCGGCCGACTTCATGGCCATCGGCGACGCGAGCGGCTTCGAAATCTTCGAGCAGCAGAAGGGCGCGATCAGCATCGACAACCCGAGCGAGCTGTCGCGCACGCTGGCATGGCGCGGCTACTTCGCGACGCTGATGATCGACGCCAGCAAGTTCGTGAAGATGGCTCTGAGCTAGGCCACACACGCACCCTGTAACCGTCTGCCCATGTCAACTTTCCGCGTTTCACACGTTCAGCGTCAGGACAACTTCGCAGTCGTCCAGACCGTTGAGCGGACGGACATTGGCATTGGGCAGACGGTCACGGTGAGCAACGCGGGCACGTTCAATGGTCCGCATGTCATCTACGCCGTGCCGGTTTACGAATACCTCGGCGTAGATGATGAAGGCGATTTCATCTTCAACCCGGACGAAATCCGCCTTAATCAACTTCTGTTCGCGTCCGCCGGCGATGACGTGGCGCGTGAGGCGCTTGACCCGTTTGGTCTCCTTAGCTGGACGCC